CCGACGCCTACTCAGGAAATGGAACAGCGCATTAGAATGAGGTTTGCATTTGCCATGTCCTCCTTTGGCAGAATGTTTTTACCTCGTGGCATAACACTAGAAATGAGAGATCTGTGTAGAGAGTGGTCTGTAGACATTGATAAAATTCCTCCTGGTAAGGATTTGTATCAAGTTGATAGATACTTCTTAGAGTTATGGAAAAAAAGGTGTGATGATCCCTATTGAAAAGTTGAAACATCTAATTTATATGATGAGATGTGAATCTATCGGATGGATAGGGATGAAATATATAAAGTGGTTGCAACATCGAAATTATATGTTGAAACTCGAAAATAACATCCTCAAGCAGAGGTTAAAAGAATTAAATAAGGGGTGGGCACATCCTAATTCTTGCCTGCACAAAGAGGATCCATGGGAAAAATGGGATTAGCGGTCCAAGCAATTACACTTTTTGGAGTGGTGGGGTATTCTGTTAGATGGGGATTAGAAAATGCATACTATCATTGACTACAATACATAAATATAGATGGGAACACTGGGAATCTTTTACGAGGAAACATAAATGAAACCAGTAACTTTAATCGGTTGTTTTACACCACTGGTTTTAATTTTTATCGTAATGAAACTTGCTGTTTGGGTATCTGCTGTAAATTCTGAAACCGATTATGTCAGGAAAGAACCTCTACGAAAACGAGGACCCTATGTGGAAAATCCATATGTAGACGTTGATGAAGCGGAAGAAGAATATGGAGATCGCACAGATTATAGATGATGCACTATATCAATACTATGTTGTGAAGCAAGGCAAAGAAGTCCCTAATTGGAGATATATAAAGGACTCCGACTGGTGGATAGAATACCTCAAAGACCTAGGAATAGACCCTAAGAATCCATGAACGAATACGACTATCAAATAAGTCTACGTATAGAAGACATACATTTACTGCATCATTGTGTCATAAAACGTTTGGAGACTTGGGAAGGATCACCTGCTCGGGAAGTGGCAGAGCAAGAACACCTATGGTACTTGAGAGATTCAATGTATCGCATGATATTAGAATACAAATTTGAAAATATGTAAAATGAATTTATTATTGCGTCCACTTGATAACGTAAATGATCCTGTTTGGAGTGTAATTATCTCATTAGTCATACTTCTTGCTGGAGTTATGTGGTATATCGTCTATATAATGCGTATGGCTTTCGATGAGTTGGAAGATGAGTGACCTTACAAATAAAGATGCGGAGCAGGATACAAAGATTGCTGTGATGGACAGCACTATAGAGAATTCTATTCGCCGCATTGAAATGGTTCATAAGCGTGTTGACGATACGAACGAAGAACTAGAAAAACTTCGTGGTCGTATTCGCACGTTAGAGAAGTGGGTCGCTGGCGCTGGTGCAGTAATTGCAGCAGCAACATTTATCATAGGCATAGCAGTATCAACAGAATCAAAGGAGATCGATCATGGGCGCAATGACACCACCAAGCAGGAAATCCTGCTACAACTTCCGAGTAACAGAGATTAATCGTGTTCTTGACGGCGATACTATTGATGTCACCATTGATCTTGGGTTTGACTTATACAAGAAAGAAAGAGTTAGAGTTGCAGGAGTTGATACGCCAGAAAAAAGAACAAGAAATCTAGAGGAGAAAGCACTTGGAAAAGACGCAACCAACTGGCTCAAAGAGAAACTGGAATCGACTATCGCTGGTGATGATGAGTTGTCTGTTAGGACTGAACTTGTTGGCGGCGTCGGTAAATATGGTCGTCTTCTGGGGTGGTTATACATTGGGGACGAGTCAGTGTCGCTCAACGAACAAATGATTGAAGAAGGTTATGCTCATGCCTATGATGGAGGCACTAAGGATATGAACTTAGAAAAACTAAGAGAAATTAGGAGGGAACATGGTACGCTTGTTGACTAAAATTAAAGATTGGGATAAAGTAATGGCAAAGAAGATTCAGGATACTTTGATTCATGACTGAACAGTATCTGGGTAATCCCAATCTAAAAAAAGCGAATACTCCAATTGAGTTCAATTATGAGCAAATTGAGGAGTTTATTAAATGTAAAGATGACCCAGTTTACTTTGCAAACAATTATATTAAAATTGTTTCTTTGGATGAGGGTCTTACCCAGTTTCATCCATATCATTTTCAAGAGAAGTTAATTACTAACTTTCATAATAATAGATTTAATATCTGTAAGATGCCACGGCAGACTGGTAAGTCTACAACTGTGATATCTTATCTATTGCATTATGCTATTTTTAATGATAGTGTAAATATTGGTATCCTAGCAAACAAAGCATCCACTGCTAGAGAATTATTAGCAAGGTTAGCCATAGCATACGAGAACTTGCCAAAGTGGATGCAACAGGGTATTCTGGTATGGAACAAAGGTAACATCGAGTTAGAAAATGGCAGTAAAATTTTGGCAGCATCTACATCTGCATCTGCTGTCCGAGGTATGTCGTTCAACATCCTCTTTCTCGACGAGTTTGCGTTCGTCCCAAATCACATTGCTGATTTGTTCTTTGCCTCTGTTTATCCTACTATTACTTCTGGTAAAAGCACAAAGGTAATCATTGTTTCAACGCCTCACGGTATGAATCATTTCTACCGAATGTGGCACGATGCTGAGAAGAATGATAATGAATATATTCCAACTGAGGTTCATTGGTCTGAGGTTCCTGGTAGAGATGCAGAGTGGAAGAGACAGACCATTGCTAATACCTCAGATCAACAGTTTAATGTTGAGTTTGAGTGTGAGTTCCTTGGTTCTGTTAATACACTTATCAACCCAAGTAAATTAAGATCATTAGTATATGATAATCCATTAACGCAAGGTGGAGGTCTGGATGTCTACGAAGAACCAGAACCTGATCATGATTATATCTGTACTGTTGACGTTGCGCGTGGAGTAGGCAATGACTACTCTGCATTTGTTGTGTTTGATATCACAACATTCCCACATAAGGTTGTTGCCAAGTATCGTAATAATGAAATCAAACCAATGATGTTCCCTAACATCATCTATGATGTTGCCAAAGGTTATAATAATGCGTTTGTTTTATGTGAAGTAAATGATGTTGGCGACCAAGTTGCTGCTATTATGCAGTATGATTTGGAGTATCAAAACATTTTGATGTGCTCAATGAGAGGACGTGCTGGACAAGTTGTAGGTCAGGGATTCTCTGGTAAAAAGACACAACTTGGTGTCAAAATGTCCAAAACAGTTAAGAAGGTTGGAGCACTTAACCTCAAGGCAATACTTGAGGAGGATAAATTAATCCTGCATGATTATGATATCATTGCTGAGTTGACAACATTCATTCAAAAGAATAACTCATTTCAAGCAGAGGAAGGATGTAATGATGACTTGGCAATGTGTCTGGTTATCTATTCTTGGTTGGTAGCACAAGACTATTTTAAAGAACTGACTGACCAAGATGTTCGTAAGAGAATCTATGATGAGCAAAAGAATCAAATAGAACAGGATATGGCACCGTTTGGTTTTATATCTGATGGTTTAGAAGATAATAGTTTTGTTGATGCTGATGGTGACCGTTGGTCTAAAGCATCAGTTGGTGAGTATGGGGACCTAACACATATGTGGGAGTATAATTGATGGAACTTGACGAACAGTATGGGGTAAATCATTTATTTCTTACTGAGAGGACGTGTAGAACTTGTGGTGTTACTAAAGACCTGATTGATGGTTTTTATAAGACACGTAAAAATAAATATGAGTTAGCATCCTCTTATTCGTATGAGTGTAAAGAGTGTACAATAAATAGAGTCAAGAAGACTAAGAAGAAGAAAAAAAAGATACCGGAGTGGGAGTATCCTGACTGGTAGGTTGTTCATGCATTGTTTCCCCGTTCTAAAGATCCTAAACAATAAATAGTTTTAGTTAATTTTTAGGACACGGAGAAACACAACATGGCGACTCCACAATTATCTCCTGGTGTAAGGATCAGAGAAGTTGATTTAACAGTAGGAAGAGCTGATAATGTGAACCCATCGACTGGTGGTTTCGCTGCTCCATTTGCACAGGGACCTGTAGAGGAACCAGTCTTTATTGAAGATGAAGCGGGACTGCTACAAGTTTTTGGCGAACCCTCGAGTGCAGATAATCACTTTGAGTATTGGATGAGTGCATCATCATACCTCGCATACGGTGGTTCAATGAGGATTGTCCGCATGAGCGGCTCCTCACTGAAGAACGCAAACGCTGGTGTTGGTATTGCATCAACAACCACGCTGTTAATCAAAAACTTTGATGACTATAATGAGTCATATTCTTCAGCAAATAATTTTGTATATGCTGGTAAGAACCCAGGTTCTTGGTTGAATAACGCTAAAGTTTGTCAGATTGATGATCTTGCAGACCAAACAGTCGGCATTACTACATCCGATCTTGGAAGACTAGGTGTACAAGTTGGTCTTGGATTCTCTGTAGGAATCACTAGCAGCCTGCCTGGATCTGGTACGGTATCAACCTTCGATGGTTACCTGAAGGGTATCGTTGTTGGTTTTACTACAGACTCAAGTGGCGAATCAACCGTTGACGTTAAGGTAACGTCAAGAGTCTCTACCGCAGGTACGGAGACTGCAATTGTCTATGCTAAGGGTAACTCAACAACTTCCGTCCTTGCTGGACAGACTGTTAAGTTCATCACTGCTGCTGGTATTGCAAAAACTGAAGGTGCTGGCACCGACGTTCCCGCATCATCTGTTGTAACCTCACTTGACTGGTATGAGCAACAAACTCTTGGACTTGATAACGCTACGATCTTCTGGAAGACTATCGCACCAAGACCTGTAACTAACGCATTCTCACTTAACAGAAGTGGTAAAGGTGATGCTATGCATGTCGTTGTTGTTGATGATGACGGAACAGTCACAGGTAACCAGGCAACTATTCTTGAGAAGCACCTCTTCCTGTCTAAGGCGAAGGACGCAGTATCAAGCGTCAACTCTCCAACTAGAATCTACTACAAGACCTTCCTTGCTAATCGCTCTGAGATTCTCTTTGCTGGATACAATGCGTCTCAGGCAGATGATTCTTTCCATGGCACCACTCCAACCGCAACGGGATACAGCAGTGGATTTACTGCTCTTACAACCGGTCAAGGTCTGTGGGGACAGAACGCACAAGGCGTTACATACTCCTCACTTGGCAACGTAACTTATTCCCTGCTTGGTGGTAAGAACTACGATGGTAATGAAGATCCTGAGGCATCTGGTTCATATACAGTTGACCTCGGAGATACAACTGCAGCATACGACAAGTTCCTTGATGACTCTGAGACTGCCATTGACTTCTTGATCATGGGTCCTGGACTCGGATCTAAGGAAGCATCACAGGCAAAAGCAAACAAGATCATCACTATCTGCGAAACCAGACAAGATTGTGTTGGTGTTGTCTCACCTGAAAGAACTGACGTTGTTAACATCAGCAACTCGACAACTCAGACAGCGAATGTCATTGACTTCTTCTCGCCAATCTCCTCCTCATCTTATGTTGTATTTGACTCAGCATACAAGTATGTCTATGACCGCTTTAACGATGTCTTCCGTTACATCCCAGGTAACGCTGATATCGCAGGTCTGATGGCAAGAACAACCAGAGATTCATTCCCTTGGTTCTCACCTGCTGGTCTCCAGCGTGGTATACTGCTGAACTCTGTTAAGTTGGCATACAACCCAACCAAGGCAGAGCGTGATCTCTTGTATCAAAACAGAATCAACCCTGTCATCAACCAACCTGGAACAGGTGTTGTACTCTTTGGTGATAAGACTGGTCTAGCATATGCATCCGCGTTTGATAGAATCAACGTCCGTCGCCTCTTCCTCTTTATCGAACAATCACTGAAGAGAGCAGCAGATGCTCAACTTTTTGAATTCAATGATGAGATCACGAGAGCAAACTTTGTGAACATCACTGAACCATTCCTTCGTGATATCCAATCTAAGAGAGGACTTATTGACTTCCGGGTAATTTGTGACGAATCAAACAACACTCCTGACATCATTGACAACAATGAGTTTAGAGCTGACATCTTCCTGAAACCATCCAAGTCCATCAACTATGTCGAATTGACATTTGTTGCTACTAGAACTGGAATTAGTTTCCAAGAAGTCGCAGGTCGCGTCTGATCTTAATACATATAATAAAATCACCAAGAGGAACCCACAATGGCATTAAGAACTATCTCAAACTTTAAGTCTAGACTTCAGGGAGGCGGCGCTCGCCCTAACCTGTTTGAAGTAGACTTCCCAGCATTCCCTGTTGCTGCTCTTAACTCTGAGAACGGTGCACAATGGGGAGCAACTGAACAAGAAACATTCCGTTTCATGTGTAAGTCTGCAGCACTGCCTGCATCAAACATCGCTCCTATCGATGTACCTTTTAGAGGAAGAACCCTCAAAGTTGCGGGAGACCGTACCTTTGATACCTGGACCGTAACCATCATCAATGATGAAGACTTCCTACTGAGATCTCAGTTTGAAGGTTGGACGAACGCAATCAGTAAGCTCGACAACGCTTCTGGTGCGACTAATCCATCATCATATATGGCAGACGCATATGTTCGTCAATTAGGTCGTGGTTATAACGCTGGTAGATTCTCAGTAACCAATGACTCAACTGACCCTGCAAATGCAGGTGGAAACATTCCTGCACCATATCTGAGATCATATCGCTTCTTCGATGTGTTCCCAACAAACGTATCACAGGTAGACCTGTCATACGACACTGGCGACACCATTGAAGAATTCACCGTTGAATTCCAGGTCCAGTATTGGTCCGCTGGAGAAGGTGACGAGACTGGTCAAATCATCGCTTAATTTGATTCTATAAATAGAGCAGTAAGAAGACTACTGCTCTACTGGAATAATGGCATCTAGATTATTTGGTTTTTCAATTGAGGGGGATAATGACCCCACTAATAATCAGTCCCCCGTACCGCCCAATGAAGCGGACGGGGTTGATTATTATGCCTCTTCAGGCGCTGGATTTTATGGTTCATATTTAGACTTGGAAGGAGTCTACAAGAATGAGTCAGAACTCATTCGTAGATATCGAGAGATGTCACTACACCCAGAAGTGGATAGTGCTATCGAAGATGTTGTAAATGAAGCAATTGTTTCTGATACATATGACAGTCCTGTACAGATTGAACTGTCAAACCTTAATGCAAGCGAAGGTATAAAAAAGATTATCCGAAAAGAATTCAAGTTAATCCTTGAACTTTTAGATTTTGATAGAAAGGCACACGAGATATATCGCAACTGGTACGTTGATGGTAGACTCTACTATCATAAAGTAATCGACTTAAAGAGACCCAATGAGGGTATTCAAGAGTTGCGTTACATTGACGCATTGAAGATGCGTTATATTCGTAAACTCAAAGACCAAGGGGATAAAACTTCAATTCAAAGTGCTGTCAATCCAGCAAAAGGTCCTTCTTTGAGGGGTTATACTAATCCTAATACTCCTATGAGATATGATTATCCAGAGATTGAGGAGTACTTCTTATATACACCAACCAGCACCACGGGTCAAGGTGATTTCTCTTATGTTACAAATAGTAAGCATGAGAGTGTAAAATTTACCAAAGATGCAATTACATATTGCACCTCTGGTTTGGTTGATAGAAACAAAGGACTTGTATTGTCTTATTTACATAAGGCAATCAAATCACTCAATCAACTTAGAATGATTGAGGATTCTCTGGTCATCTATAGATTATCCAGAGCACCAGAACGTAGAATTTTCTATATTGATGTTGGTAATCTACCCAAGGTTAAGTCAGAACAATATCTGCGTGACGTTATGAATCGTTATCGTAATAAACTTGTCTATAATGCTCAGACCGGTGAACTCCGTGATGACAATAAAATGATGAGTATGATGGAAGATTTCTGGCTCCCTCGCCGTGAAGGTGGTCGTGGTACAGAGATTACTACTCTGCCAGGTGGACAAAACCTTGGAGAAATTTCTGATATCCAGTACTTCCTGAAGAAACTTTATAAGTCACTCAACATCCCCGAGAGTAGAATCGGTGGAGATGGTGGATTTAATCTTGGTCGTTCATCAGAGATTCTGAGAGACGAGGTTAAGTTCAGTAAGTTTGTTGGACGTTTGAGAAAGAGATTCTCATTCATGTTCCAAGATATGCTGAAGACTCAGTTGCTTCTCAAGAACATCATTACTCTTGAAGATTGGGATGTAATGGAGGAGCATATTCAATATGACTTCTTGTATGACAATCACTTCACTGAACTTAAAGAAGCAGAATTGATGACCGAAAGGCTCAATCTCCTTGCTACTGCTGAACCTTATATTGGTAAGTATTACTCTCAGGATTACGTTAGACGCCATATCTTACGCCAGACTGATAGTGAGATTATTGAAGAGAATAAAAAGATTGAAAAAGAAATCAAAGATGGTATTATCCCTGATCCAAATATGCCTATTGATCCAGTGTCTGGTGAACCTTTACCTAGTGATTCTGGTGGAGATTTAGGTGCTCCAGTTATGGAACCAGAGTCTGATGGTTCCTCAACTGAGGCACCTGAAGTAAAGATCCCAAAGTCGATGGAGATCTAAATATATAAATAAAACTGATTCTTTAGAAATTAAAATGGAAGAATTAATGAACTTAATTGCCACGGATGAGAGTCCGTCGCAAATTAGTGACGCGATTAAAGACGTTCTATATGCAAAATCTGCAGATAAAATTGGTACTCTAAGACCACAAGTTGCATCTCAGATGTTTGACCCTTCCCAAGAGGCAGCGGTTGAAGATGAGTATTCACAAGAACAATAAATAGAAATACTAGTTCCTGAGTAAAATAATGTCAGCATTAAATCCAGTAGGAGTAAATACAACTTTTGCTTCTGGCACAACTTCAGTTCAATCGGACGCCATTGCTATGCAATCTGATTCGATTAGAGTTGTTGCGGTGACTGAGGGAGTTCACGTTGCTATCGGGACCAATCCTGTAGCGACGAGTCAAAGTTACTTTGTGTCATCAACTGATCCAGAGGTTATCTCTTTGGGTGCAGTTAGATCTAACGGTGTTGCTGGCATTACAACCGGCGCAAGTACAATTATTGATTTCCACGAAGGCACTGGATCTCCATTTAATGTTGGAGATGCTGTATCACTTACAGTTGCTGGACAATCAAACTTTGATTTTACTCATAAAATTGTAACTAATATCAATAATACTGCAGCAACCGGTGGTTACTACAGCACTAGAATTACAGTTGATCACGACTCTGCATCTGTGACTGATACCTTAGCGTCAACCAATACTGGAACTCTAAGAAAGTCAATAAAAGTTGCAGTTTTAACTGCAGCAAACACAGGTACAGTTCACATTCAACAAGTACAAGCATCCTAATTAAAGCAATGAAACTCATCAGAGAAGAAATCGAAGAAGTAAAAGTTTTCATTGCCGAAGGAAAGAACGGCAAGAAATCACTCTACATTGAGGGAGTATTCCTGCAGGGGAATATTAAAAACCGCAATGGCAGAATGTATCCTATGGAAACTCTTCGCCGGGAAGTTGGTAGATATAACGAGAGTTATGTTAACTCAGGTCGTGCCCTTGGAGAACTTGGTCACCCTGACGGTCCAACCGTAAACTTGGATCGCGTATCCCATAAGATTGTTTCTCTCAAAGAGAATGGAAGCAATTTTATTGGTAAAGCAAAGATTTTATCTACCCCAATGGGTAAGATCGCTGAATCACTACTCTCTGAGGGAGTGAAACTTGGAGTTTCCTCAAGAGGTATTGGTTCACTTAAGCAAAACAATGAAGGCGTCAACATTGTAGCGGACGATTTTATGCTCGCTACTGCTGCTGATATTGTTGCAGATCCCTCTGCACCAGATGCTTTTGTCGAAGGCATTATGGAAGGCAAAGAGTGGGTTTGGGAAGGTAGCATTCTTCGTGAGAAGAGTGTATCTAATCTCAAAAATAGAGTTGAACAACTCACAATCTCAAGAGAACTTGATGAGAAGAAAATCGAACTCTTCAATGACTTCTTGGTAAATCTATAAATTACTAAATAAATATAGTTATAAACAGGTCAATCGGAGAGTAACAAATGTCTGGTGGTAACTTACAGGAGATGGAGGCGGGTGTAGCAGCATCAAAAACTGCAGTGAATGCTGGTGCAAAACCAGCTGAGTCTGCAGGAAATTCTGCAACCCCAGTTTCTACTCCTGGTCAAGCAGGTTCATATGAAGATCTTGGTGGTCCAACCCCCGAGAATTATAAAGCAGATGACAATTCTGCTAAATTGAAAGAACCAAAGATCAAAACAGTCAAGGATGTTGTAAATAAGGGTGCAGCTGCAGCAATGTCAGCAAGTACATCTGCAACTCCAGTCAAGACTGAAGAAGTAGAATCTGAAGATGAAGTCATCGAAGAATCCCCAGAGATTGTTGATGAAGTAGTCGAAGAGGATGTCGTTAATGAAATCCCAGAAATTAGCGACAATGTTGATGTTGAAGAAGATGTCAACGCACTCCTCGGTGGTGAAGAACTCTCCGAGGAATTTAAAGAAAAAGCAAAGACTATCTTTGAGGCTGCTCTAAAATCAAAAGTTATTGAAATTAGAGAAGCACTTGAAGCACAGTATGATGCAAAACTACAGGAGGCCATTGAGGCATCCAAGAGTGAACTCACTGAAAGAGTTGATTCTTATCTGGAGTACGTCTCTGGCGAATGGTTGTCAGAGAACGAACTTGCCGTTGAGAACGGCATTAAAACTGAGATGACCGAATCATTCCTTGCAGGAATGAAGGGTCTTTTTGAAGAACATTATGTAACTATCCCTGAAGAAAAATATGATGTACTCCACAACATGGTAGATAAACTTGATGAAATGGAGATAAAACTCAACGAGCAGATTCAAAGAAATATTTCCCTTAACAAGCGTCTCGCAGAGTCGGTTGCTGATGGAATCCTTGAAACAGTTTCCGAGGGACTTGCAGTCACTCAGAAAGAGAAGCTCGCCTCACTTGCCGAAAGTGTTGGGTTTGAAAGTGAAACCGCATATCGTGAAAAACTGGAGACGCTGAAGGAATCGTATTTCCCTTCTAAGGTCGCAACTCCAGAAGCGGCAAAGACAGAAACCCTTTCAGAGGGAGTTGAGTCGGTTCAAGAATCGCCCAACTATACAAGAGACATGAGTTCTTATCTGAGAGCACTGTCCACAGTTGCAAAATCAAACTGAATTTAACATTAAAACAAACTAACTTTTAGGAGAAAAAGCAAATGTTCCATTCCGAACAGTTGCAGGAAAAGTGGGCACCACTTCTCGATTATGATGGACTTGATAAAATCAAGGATTCACATCGTAGAGCGGTAACCGCAGTCCTGCTAGAAAACCAAGAGCAGTTCCTCAGGGAGCAATCAGCATTCGATTCAGGTTCTTCATACCTGGCAGAAACCCCAACCAACGCATCTAACGCAGCTGGTGCATCCGGTGGATTTGGCGCAGACTCAGCAGCAGCTGGTCCAACCGCAGGTTTCGACCCCGTACTGATCTCATTGATCAGACGCTCTATGCCCAACCTGATCGCTTATGATCTGGCTGGCGTACAACCAATGAGTGGTCCTACTGGCCTGATCTTCGCAATGAGATCACGCTACACCAACCAGAGTGGTACAGAGGCATTCTACGACGAAGCAAATTCCGCATTCTCTGGTCAGGACGCAGGTCTTGATCTTACCGGTGGTTATAGCGATATCGCAGTTGGTTTCGGTACTACAGGTCAGGTTGGCAGCAACCCATCCGCACTGAACCCAGTTGGTACAGCAACAACCAACCCTTCACCATATAACACTGGTCAGGGTATGGCAACAGGCGATGCCGAGAACCTTAACGGTACTGGCAATGACGCCTTCAACGAGATGGCATTCTCGATCGAGAAAGTCACCGTAACCGCTAAGTCCAGAGCTCTGAAAGCAGAGTATTCCTTGGAACTGGCACAAGACCTTAAGGCAATCCACGGTCTGAACGCTGAAGCGGAACTGGCAAACATTCTCTCCACAGAGATCCTTGCTGAAATCAACCGCGAAGTTATCAGAACCATCTACAAGGTTGCTGAACAGGGTGCTGTTGCTAACACTGCAACTGCTGGTCAGTTTGACCTTGACGTTGACTCCAACGGTCGCTGGTCAGTTGAGAAGTTCAAAGGACTTATCTTCCAAATCGAGCGTGATGCTAACGCAATCGCACAAAGAACTCGTAGAGGGAAGGGCAACGTTATTCTGTGTTCCGCAGACGTTGCTTCCGCACTCACAATGGCAGGCGTACTGGACTACACCCCAGCACTTAATGCTAACCTCAATGTTGATGACACTGGCAACACCTTTGCTGGTACTCTGAACGGTAAGTACAGAGTCTACATTGACCCATATTCTGCAAACGTTGCTGCTAATCAGTATTACGTTGTTGGTTATAAGGGTGCTTCACCTTATGACGCAGGTATCTTCTACTGCCCATATGTACCCCTGCAGATGGTACGCGCAGTTGGCGAGAACACCTTCCAACCAAAAATCGGATTTAAGACCCGCTACGGCATGGTCGCAAACCCATTCGCGGAAGGTAAGGCACAAGGTCTCGGACGCCTGCAACTTAACGCTAACCGCTACTACAGACGCGTTCTCGTTAAGAACCTTATGTGATCCAAAACTCTTAAGAGTTTTCATTACAACACAAGGGGGGTCGGTCATCCGACCCCTTTTTAATAACAAGAAATAAATGCATATAAATACTCAAGCGTTACTCCGTAACGTTTTACAACAGTCCTCCTAGGGGACTTGACGACTCCACCAAACGGTGGTATATTAAACATATTGCGATTGAGACAACTCAATCCTACATCTGCGGGTAACCACTCCGCAAGTAACTAAAGGTAAAAAAACTAATGTTCAAATCTGTATTCGCAGCTGTTGCTGCTGCTCCACTTTTCGCAGGCGCTGCCCTTGCAGGTCCCTACGTTAACGTTGAGGCTAATTCTGGTTGGTCTGGTTCCAATTACACCAGCACCACTACTGATCTTCACGTTGGCTATGAAGGTGCTCTTGGTGAGTCTGCATCATACTACGTTCAAGGTGGCGCTAGTGTAGTTTCCCCTGACGGTGCCGAAAGTGACACTGTTCCTTCTGGTAAGGCAGGTCTTGGACTCGCTGTTACCGATTCTCTCGGTGCTTATGGTGAAGTTTCCTTCATCGGATCTGGCGACGACGATATCGACCGTGGTTATGGTGCTAAGTTGGGTGTCAAGTACTCCTTCTGATTCACGAATAACTTGTTATAATGCAGGGGGACCATGGTCCCCCTTTTTTTATGCTTATGAAAAAGATTACTTCTGCTATATTTCACCCATTCACAATCTTAAATCTGATTTTAGTTGGGTTCTTGGGATTGATTGAGATCTTTCACACTAGAGCACATCATACTCTAGAGGTTGATGTCCATTCACATGTCCACAACGCACTAAAAAAGAATCCAGAACTAGCAAGGTCTGCTTGCTATGAATTAGATATTTAATCATAAATAGTTTTAAAAGCGTTATGAACGTAACACCAGCAAGAAGTATATCAGCACAGCAACTAGAGAATAGAAACTATTTGTCTGGTGTTGGTTTTAAGTTTACTATAAATAGAGCACCATTAGTTTCCTTTACGGGCAATCAGGTAAACATCCCTGGTATATCCTGTGGATTTGCAGAGCAACCAACTTACTTGAAGAATATACCCATCCCTGGCGACAAACCAGTGTTTGAGGATTTGACAGTTAATTTCCTGGTTGATGAGGAACTCCTCAACTATATGGAGATACAAAATTGGTTGAGAGGAATTAACTACCCTGAGAAACTTTCAGAGATTAAACAGTTTCAGAAAGATGGGGAAAGGTTTGCTGGATTTACTGATCAAAAGAATCTGTATTCAGATGCTACATTGATTGTATTAAATAGTAAACAACGCGCACAATTCCAAGTTAAGTTTGATAATATATTTCCATATTCGCTTGGACCTATGCGGTTAGATGCAACGGTTGAAGATTACCAATACTTTACAGCAGAGGTATCTTTCAAGTATACTATTTACAATATATTCGATATGAACGGAAAACGCTTATGACGTTTGACCTAGTGAAGATTCAAGAAATGTGGACAAGGGATGCTATTATAGATCCCGACAACTTGCATAATGAATCTCTGAAGATCCCATCTTTACATGCAAAATATTTTGACATTTACAATAATATCCTACTTTTAAAAAAGAAGGGTGATCAACAACGAAAAAATATTCGTCACGAGCGTTATGAATACTTCAGTGGAAAAGCAGACCCTGATGTCTATGTTGAAAACCCTTTTCCAAAAAAGATTAGGGATAAAGAAACTATGCAGAAGTATCTTGATGCAGATGAGAAACTCTCAGGAGTTTCGTTAAAACTTGATTACTATGATGTGATGCTTGCGTATCTGGAGGACATACTTAAACAAATCCACCAACGTAATTATCAAATAAAGAATGCAATTGAGTTTAACAAGTTCATCGCAGGATTATAGATGCATGAGGAACCAATACTCTTTTCATAATATTGATTACAGAAAGGACTAAATACTCATATAGCAATGAGTATTTTGATGGCGGATTTGATTATATCTAAATCAAATGAGGTTTTCTTAAAAATCAAAGCAGAACCTCACGTTGATTATGAACTCCGAGATTATTTTAAATTTGAAGTTGAGTCAGCAAAATTCATGCCTCAGTACCGTAAGAGGCATTGGAACGGAGAGATTTATCTATACAATCTCAACACAAAACAACTATACGTTGGACTCTTAGATAAACTTGTAAGTTTTTGTGAGACTGCAGGTTACTCTTATGAGTTTCAAGAAAATAAGTATTACGGACTCCCATTTGAGTGTAATGAGATAATCTCTCGTGGTGGTGTTAAAGACTACATGAAATCTATTTGTAGTCACACTCCCAGAGAATATCAGATTGATGGGGTGTACGATGCGTTAAGACATAACAGAAGGTTATTAATATCTCCCACTGCAAGTGGTAAATCTCTGATGATTTACGCTCTCGTAAGGTTTTATACTGCCAAGAAACAAAGTATCCTGATAGTTGTTCCGACGACAAGTCTTGTAGAACAGATGTATAAAGACTTTGAAGATTATGGTTGGGATGCTCGAGCATATTGTCACAAAATTTATGCTGGAAGGGAAAAGGACACAGAGATGTCAGTAACGATTACAACTTGGCAATCAATTTATAAATTGCCAAAGACATTCTTTGAAGACTATAATGTAATTATAGGGGATGAAGCACACCTATTTAAGAGCAAGTCTCTGGTGTCCATTATGACCCACCTACATCACGCTAAGTATAGATTTGGTTTTACGGGTACTTTAGATGGCACACAGACGCATAAATGGGTCTTAGAGGGACTCTTTGGTCCTGCATACAAAATCACTCGCACCGCAGAGTTGATGGAGAAGGGTCATGTATCAAAACTTGATATTATGTGTTTGGTGTTAAAACATGCTCCTCAAAAGTTTGACACCTATGAAGATGAGATACAATATCTTATCCAACACGATAGAAGAAATAAATTTATTTGTAATCTTGCCAAAGACTTAAAGGGTAATACTCTTATCCTGTATAGTCGGGTTGCCACACATGGTGAGGTAATTTTTAATCTTCTAAATAATGTTGTAGACGAGAATAGAAAGGTATTCTTTGTCCATGGCGGAGTGGATGCAGAGGAAAGGGAGAGAATCAGGGACATTACCGAAAGGGAGGAGAACGCTATTATCGTTGCATCATACGGCACTTTCTCTACAGGCATCAACATCCGTAATCTACACAACGTAATTTTTGCTTCACCCTCTAAATCGAGAGTGAGAAATCTCCAAAGCATTGGTCGAGTACTTAGAAAGGGTAAAAACAAAACTAAAGCGATGCTTTACGATATTGGTGACGATTGCACAAAAAACGAAAGAAAAAACTATACTTTAAATCATCTCATTGAACGTATCAAAATTTACAATGAAGAGAAATTTAATTATGACATATTGTCCATCGACTTAAAAAAATGATAGAAAACGATTTCTACAGCACGATTAAATTAAAATCAGGAGAAGAAATCTTTACGAAAGTTGCTGCCTCTGAGGAGGAAGACCGAACTATGTTGATACTGGATCATCCAGTCACCATCGAAAGCGTAGAGAGGAATGGAAATCTGATAGGATATAAACTGGAACCATGGTTGAAGACTACATCTGAGGAAACTTTTATACTTAACTTAGATAATGTGATGCTGATATCTGAGTCAAGTGATATTGCCATCATTGAAATATATCAAAATTTTGTACGATCCTTTAACAGAGCAAAAAATCCTGGAGAACATCCTAGTATAGATAGGAGAATGGGTTATCTCTCAACCGTTAAAGACGCAAAACAATTACTTGAAAAGATTTTTAAACAAAATTCTGCAGATAAAAATCTTAGTAAAGACTCCTAGTTAATCTATACCTGATCTATCAACCCTAACAAAGGTATTTTACTTGTAATTGTTTAATATGTCAAGCTTGTTGATTTTAACATTAAATGCTATAATATAAACATATATTATTAAAGAAAAACTTATGTTGGGTAGACCAATGGCGAAAAGAAAAAGATCGGAACATTATGTAAATAATAAAGAGTTCCTTGCTGCTCTGATTGATTATAGACAAGAGATTGAGATTGCTAGATTAAAAGATTTACAAAAACCACGTATCCCCAGATACATTGGAGAGTGCTTCCTTAAGATTGCTACTCATCTCTCATACAAACCAAACTTCGTGAACTACATGTTCAAAGAGGATATGATTAGTGATGGTATTGAAAACTGTGTACAATACATCTATAATTTTGATCCAGAAAAATCTAGAAATCCATTTGCTTATTTTACTCAGATCATTAACTATGCTTTCCTGAGACGCATCCAAAAGGAAAAGAAGCAGATGGAGATCAAAGCAAAAATTATTGAGAAGAGTGGATATGAGGTTGTGTTCTCTGAAGACGGGAACGTTGATGGATACACCTCTTCCGAGTATAATTCTATCAAAGATAGTATCTCCTCTAAACTGCGGAACTAATGCGGATAGCAATTTTGACTGATACTCACTGGGGGGCAAGACGTGGGTCTAAACTCTTCCAGGAGTATTTTGAACAATTTTATACTAATATATTCTTCCCTTATCTGGAAGAGAATGGCATTACTACTATCATTCATATGGGTGATGCTTTTGATAGTCGAAAGTCTATTGACTACCAGAGTCTTGAGTGGACTAAGAGAGTTGTACTGGATCCTATGTCTAAGTACGAAGTTCACTTGGTGACTGGTAATCACGACGTTTACTATAAAAATACTAATGATGTAAACTCTCCAGACTTGTTGCTTACTGGATATCCAAACATCAAAACCTATACAAAAGCAATTGAGATCAACATTGCTGGTAGAGATATCTTCCTAGTTCCCTGGATCAATCAAGAGAACTTTGATTATACTACTAAGCAAATTAAAAAAACTAATGCTCAGATTGCTATGGGTCACTTGGAACTCCAAGGATTCGCAGTCAATCGTCAGGTTGTTATGGAGCACGGGTTAGACCGTAAAATCTTTAACAAGTTTGATAAGGTATTCTCTGGTCACTATCATCACCGGTCTAACGATGGTAAGGTCTTTTATCTTGGCAATACCTACGAGTTGTATTGGAATGATATCAATGATCCAAGAGGGTTCATCATCTTTGATACTGATACGATGGAGCACGAACCTGTAGACAATCCATATAGAATGTTTTACAACATTTACTATGAGGATGATGACTATCAGATGTTTGATGCGACTCCATACAATAACAAAATTGTTAAAGTTATTGTACGCAAACGTAGTGACAACAAGAAGTATGAGAGATTTATTGATAAACTTTATGCCTCTGGTATTGCAGACCTCAAGATTGTAGAGAATCAACTCTTCAACGGGTGGTACGATAAGGAAGAGTTTAATGCGATGGAGTCAGAGGACACTCTGTCAATCCTAAATCGATATGTGCAAGAGTCTGAAGGAGACCTAGACAAATCTAGAATTCAGAGTATAATAACAGATATATATCAAGAAGCTTGTGAAATGATCTAGTATGTATATACTTACACACGAAGGAGAAGAAGAGTCTGGCGCGTTCTCCGTGGCAAATGATATTGGAGATAAAGTTCTTTATATCTTTGAAGAGGAAGATGACGCTGAAAGATATGCTATGCAACTCACTGCTGAAGGATATCCCGAGATGTGTGTGATGGATGTAGATGCTGAAGTTATAATTCACGTATGTGAATTAAATGAGCACGAGTATACCATTATTACTCCCGATGATATTGTGGTTCCACCAAAATTAGAATTGTATGATCAACTTTGAGAACATAAAATGGCGTAACTTTTTATCAACTGGCAATCAGTTTACGCAAATTGACTTTACGGATTCTTCCACAACTCTAATCGTAGGTTCCAACGGAGCAGGTAAGAGTACCTTATTGGATGCCCTTACTTTTTCTTTGTTTAGTAAACCATATCGAAAGGTTAATAAACCACAACTTGTTAACAGTACAAATGAGAAGGACTGTTTGGTTGAAGTAAACTTTACTATTGGTAAAGTTCAATACAAGATTGTACGTGGCATCAAACCAAATATATTTGAGATTCATAAAAACGGGAGGGTGCTTGACCAACACGCATCTGCTGTTGACCAGCAGAAATGGTTTGAGCAAACTGTTCTCAAGATGAACTTTAAATCATTTACTCAAATTGTCATCCTGGGTAGTGCATCGTTTATTCCTTTTATGCAACTTACAAGCGCAAGTCGTAGAGAGGTTGTAGAGGATTTGTTGGACATCAAAATCTTCTCATCGATGAATAGTCTTATCAAAGACAAACTTAAGATGGTAAAGGATGAGGTAAAAACTCTTGAGTTGAAGAAAGAATCTGTTAAGGATAAAGTTGATATGCAAACCAACTTTATCGATGAGATTGAGAATGAAGCAGCAAAGTCTATTAAGAATAAGAATCGTAATATTGTTACACTTGAGATTGACATTGAAAAGATTTTTGCATCTAATGAAACTCTACAGGAGGAGTTTAATACTCAAGAGATTGAGTTGGATAAGCACAAAGGTGCATCAAAAAAACTTAAAGACCTCAGTGGTATTAAGGGAAAACTTTCTCAAAAAATTACAACTCTTGTAAAGGAGCATAAGTTTTTCTCAGAGAATATGGTTTGCCCTACCTGTAGTCAGGATATCAAAGATGAGTTTAGGTTAAATAGAATTGGCGACTCCCAAAATAAAGCAGAAGAGCTCCAGCAGGGGTTTAAACAACTCCAGCAGGCAATTAAAGAGGAAGAGATGAGGGAGTCCTCATTCAAACGTACTTCAGAGGTAATCAGTAAGTTACTTAATGACATTAACTCGAATAATACTCAGGTATCTGGGTTTCGTAGACAAATCAAGTCTCTTGAATCTGAAATTAAAACAATTGCCGATAGACTTGAAAACCGAAATTCTGAGCATGAGAAGTTAGAACAGTTCAAGAAGAGTCTTCAAAGCACTTACGATCTACTTGCTGATAAGAATGAAAGTATTTCATATTACGACTTCACTTACGGTCTACTAAAAGACGGTGGAGTAAAAGCACAAATCATTAAGAAGTATCTACCTCTTATTAATCAGTCGGTTAATAAGTATCTACAAATGATGGATTTCTATATTAACCTCCAACTCGATGAGGAGTTTAATGAGTGTGTCCAATCACCGATTCACGAAGACTTTTCTTACTCATCATTCTCTGAAGGTGAGAAGCAACGTATTGACCTAGCACTCTTGTTTACTTGGAGAGAGATTGCTAAGGTAAAGAATTCTGTAAACACAAACATCATGATCTTTGATGAGGTATTTGACTCATCGCTGGATGGTGTTGGAACGGAGGAGTTTCTAAAGATTATCCGATACGTTATTCAAGATGCAAATATCTTTGTCATCTCCCACAAGAGTGAGATTGGTGAGAGGTTTGAGAGTGTAATTAAATTTGAAAAGTTAAAAGGATTTAGTAGCATATCATGAGAGTATTAGTTACTGGGCACCGTGGGTTTATTGGTAAGTGTGTTTACAATGAACTCAAACGCATTGGTCACGATGTTGATGGACTTGATAGACCAGATGATATTGGAGATTTTACTCCATATAAAATCTATGGATACTATGATTGTATAATTCACCTTGCTGCTTATGCTGCTATTAGAGATAGTATTGAAAACCCAGATAAATTTTGGGAGAACAACGTAGTAAAATCTAAACCAATCTTTGATTACTGTAGGGATTTTGATGTCAGATGTTTATATGCAAGTTCAAGTGCGGTAAAGAAGTGGTGGGAAAATCCATATGCAATCACTAAATATGTAAATGAAGTCCAAGCACCACCAAATAGTGTTGGAATGAGATTCTATACGGTCTATGCCGATCAGGATAGTCGTTCAGATATGATGTATAGAATGCTCCAAGAGGGTAGAGCAACCTATGTGACAAACCACTTTAGAGATTGGATTCACGTCAATGATGTTTGCAATGCAATTAAAACTTTGATGGAATCTGAGTATTGTGGTGTAGTGGATGTTGGCACTGGCATCCCCTATCCAGTAAAAGAACTGGCACGGGTGATGGGTCAAGGAGACCTCCCAGTCAAGGAGAACACGCCAGGAGAGGCGGATGTGACTAGGGCAGACATATCGGTCCTCCAGTCCCTTGGATGGACCCCTAAGCACGATGTGTTTGACAGTGCCCGTAGATTTGCTATGATTAATGAGTAACCAAGGAAGACTATGAATCTCGTAAAAGAAGCACTTGCAAACCGTGAAGAAATCCGCTTAAACTATCTGGTGCTGCGCGATCTTGCATTTACTGATTGTGATCACCTGAAAGAGAAGCAACAACAACTCTATATGAAAGAGTTAGAACTCCTCTCTCAGAGCACCATTACTGGTCACCAAGCACTGGTTCGTATGATTGAAATGAAGAAGAATGCAGTCACCGAACCAATGGACGTAGAACGTCTAGAGCATTATCGATTCCTCCAACTGCTCCGCCAACTGCGCGTTAAATACTTCTATGATAATGATCTGGTTGCTTGAACCAGTTGAATAACTGTCCACTGCCCTCTACTCCGGCAGGGGTTTTGCTGTATGATATACACATCAAGACAAGACACCAATGCCAATCAACGCTGAGATCAAAGGACAACTTGCCAAACTGCTCGCCACCGAAGACCTGATTGTAGAGAACCGTAGGGTCCAGACGGCACAGTTCAATGTTGACACTCGCGTCCTGACCCTGCCTATGTGGGAGAGGGCAAGCAACGTCGTCTATGACCTGCTGGTTGGTCACGAGGTCGGACACGCTCTCTTTACTCCAAATGTAGATCCCCCTGAAGATATCCCTCACCAGTTCCTCAACGTTGCTGAAGATGCTCGTATTGAGAAACTGATGAAGCGTAAGTATCCTGGTCTTGCTAAAACATTTTTTGAAGGATATCGTCAACTCAATGAGGATGACTTCTTTGGTATTGGTGAGGAAGATCTGAGCAAACTGAATATCGCAGACCGAGTTAATCTATACTTCAAGGTTGGCAACTTTGTTGATATCCCCTTCAGTGGTGCTGAGGAAGGAATCATTCTTGAGATGTTGACTAATGCTGAGACTTTTGCTGATGTAATCCTTGCTGCTGAGCGTATGTATCAGTATGCCAAGTCTCAACAGGATGATGAGCAAGAGACACAACAGGTTGATATTCTTAAGGGTAACACCAGTGGTGATGGAGATACACAAAGTGATATTCAATCAGAGTTTCCTCAGCAAGAACAAACTGACGAGGGCGAACAATCTGAGTCTGATGACACTAGTGGTGAGCAAAATACAGAGTCTGAGATGGAGGAACCGGGTGAGCAATCATCACCTGCTGAGCAAAGTGCCCCCCTTGATGTTAAGACAGCACAAAACTTTGATGACGCAACAGAAGATCTGAGTCATCCTAAAACATCATATGGAGAAGATCCAAAGTATCTTGAGATTCCTGATGTAAATCTAGATACTGTCATTGCAAAAAACTCTGAGATCTATGAGTATGCTGATGATTTTTATGCACAGTTTGCCGAGAGACTTAAGGGTGAGGGACTGAGTTTTGATCCATTTGAACGTGCTGACAATGAGTATGTAAAATTTAAGAAGAACGCTCAGAAAGAAGTCAGTTACCTTGTAAAAGAGTTTGAGTGTAAGAAGTCAGCAGACTCTTATGCCCGTGCTACAACAGCAAGGACTGGTGTTCTTGATTGTACTAAACTCCATACCTACAAGTACAATGAGGATCTCTTTAAGAAGGTCGGCATCATTCCTGATGGTAAGAATCACGGTCTGGTCTTTATTCTTGACTGGTCTGGATCAATGGCAGATACGCTTGTAGATACAATCAAGCAACTCTATAATCTGATCTGGTTCTGTAAGAAAGTAAACGTACCATTTGACGTTTATGCATTTACTAATGAGTGGTTCCGTTACTCAGATTATGGTGAGGATGTTCCACAAGTTGTTAATCAGAAAGAGAATGCGTTGTATATTGACAATCAGTTCCGTTTGATGAATCTCTTTACCAGTAAGGCAAAGGCAAAGGATCTTGAGCATCAACTACACACTATCTGGCGTATTGCTTATGCCGTCCAAAATCGTTATGGTGTTACGTATGATATTCCTCATCAAATGAGTCTCTCTGGGACACCTTTGAATGAGACTGTCATCTGCCTACACAAGATCCTGCCTCAGTTTAAAGCACAAAACAAAGTACAGAAAGTACAATGTGTTATCCTTACTGATGGTGAGTCTGGTTGGTTGAAGTACAGTAAGAAGATTGTCAATCATAAGGGTATTGAAAGATTCTCTACTGGATCAATCCGATTTGACTATGCTTATCTGCGTGACCGTAAACTTGGAACCACCTATCATATGGAATCAAGAGGGTGGGGAGACCTTACAGAGGTGCTGCTACGCAACTTGACTGACCGATTCCCTGAGATGAACTTTGTTGGTATCCGTCTCCTTGGATCGCGTGATATCAACAACTTTATCAACCGATATACTGATGACTTTACAACATCATCTCAGTTGAGAATGTCCTGGAAGAAAGATCGAAGTGTCTCTATCAAATGCTCATCTTATGACGTTTACTTTGGTCTCTCAGCACAATCTCTTGCTGCAGAAAACTCCTTTGATGTAAATGAGGATGCCTCAAAAGCACAGATCAAGAGGGCATTTGCCAAGTCTCTTGCCACTAAGAAACTAAATAAGAAGGTTCTGTCCGAGTTTGTTCAATTGATTGCTTAATTGTGGATACTAAAGAAATGCTGGACAACTTCAGAGAGCAGAGAGATGCTATGAAGACAGCAATTGCTGAAGGTGAAGAACAACTTCGACTAGCAAGAGAGAAACATTTAAAGCTGATTGGTGCCGTTGAGGCACTGGAACTGGTTGTCGCGGAACAAGAGACCGAGACACCTGACTAACTGGCACAAGGGGTCTTGAGAGACCCCCCTGTCGCTGCTATAATATGACTGTTGAAACAAAGCATATGCCCCGCAACATTGTGACCCCTGAGTACATCCTGACCTCCCTGCAATCCCTGTATGGTACGGAGGTGACTGCCGCCGACATTCGTGGATGGTGCGCCGCCAACGGAACATCCTATCCCACTGTGACCAAGAAACTGGAAGAATACAAAGTTGGTCGTGGTAAGTGGAACCTGTCCGTACAAGAAAAATTGGAGCAAGACTATCAAGCACCAGCAGCACTGCCTGCTGTTGAGCAAAATCTCATCCCTACCAAAGATCCTAACTTCGTTGCCTTTGGTAACTACAATGATATCAAGCGTATCATCAAGTCTGGTCTGTTTTATCCTACCTTTATCACTGGTTTGTCAGGAAATGGTAAGACTCACACTGTTGAACAAGCGTGTGCTGCTTCAAATAAGGAGTTGATTCGCGTCAATATCACCATTGAAACCGACGAGGATGATCTTATTGGTGGTTTCCGTCTTGTTAATGGCGAAACTGTTTGGCATAATGGTCCTGTCATCGAAGCTCTGGAACGTGGAGCTGTACTTCTTCTAGACGAAGTTGACCTAGCATCCAACAAAATCCTGTGTCTGCAGTCTATTCTTGAGGGTAAGGGAGTCTTCTTGAAGAAGATTGGCAAGTTTGTACAACCTGTCAAGGGATTCAACGTGTTTGCAACTGCCAATACAAAAGGTAAGGGATCTGATGATGGTCGCTTTATCGGCACTAACGTGCTGAATGAGGCATTCCTGGAGCGATTCTGTGTAACCTTTGAGCAAGCATATCCAACCCCTTCATCTGAGGCAAAGATCCTTGCTAAGGTTGCTGCTAGCATTGGTGTCAATGATGATAACTTTATCTCCCGTCTGGTTGATTGGGCAGATATCATCCGTAAGACATTCTATGATGGTGGTATTGAGGAGGTCATCTCTACCCGTCGTCTATTGCACATCGTCAATGCTTATGTCATCTTTGGCGACAAGGCAAAGGCAATTCAAGTCTGCATCAACCGATTTGATGAAGAAACTAAGTCAGCATTCCTAGAACTGTATGACAAAGTTGATGTTGATTTTGTAATGCCATCTGAGGAATTAGTGGACAACATCACTGAACAGTGATATAATACTGGGAGGTAAACATTGCCTTCCTTGGTTATGATTGAACATTCTAAACATTACTACGAGTATGATCGTAATGACATTGACAGACCAAATCCATTTAATGATGGACCTGAATATGGATATGAGTATACACCTTTGAATAAAAAAACTAAAGATAAAATTGACCCCTCTATTGATATTGATCTAAATTTAAATCAATTATCTGCAAATGGATTTTGGAGGTATGAAGAAGACCTTACTATGAAGGAGGTTAGAGAATACCTATCATCAACGTATAGTTCTTACTATACCTCCAAGGAATCCAAGACCCAGACTCTCGACTTAATTGATAGTATTGGTGACGCAGAAGCATTCTGTCGCTCAAATGCAATCAAATACCTGTCACGGTTTGGTAAAAAAAATGGCAAGTCCAAACTTGACATCATCAAAGCAATACATTATTGTATCCTACTCTACCACTTCTCTGGACTACACAATGACCCCAAAGGCAATCGATATGAGACTTTCTGATAAAACCCTGTCCCTGCTTAAAAACTTTTCCTCCATCAATCAATCTATACTCTTTAAGGAGGGTAACAAACTCCGCACTATCAGTGTGATGAAGAATATTCTTGCAGAGGCAGAGATTGATGAGGAGTTTCCAAAAGACTTTGGTATCTATGATCTGACACAGTTCCTTAATGGACTGTCTCTCCACCAGAGTCCTGAACTTAACTTTGACAATGAGAGTTTTGTTCACATCAGTGAAGGCAAGATGCGATCCAAATACTTCTTTGCTGACCCTGCTGTGATTGTCACACCTCCTGATAAGCAAATTGCTCTGCCTAGCACAGAGGTGAGTTTTGAACTCAATACCCAACAACTGGACCGTTTGCTCAAGGCAGCAGCAGTTTATCAACTGCCTGATATGTCTGTCATTGGTGAAGCAGGTGTGGTAAAATTGATTGTATGGGACAAGAAGAACGACACCTCCAACACCTTTGCTGTTGTTGTAGGTGAAACCGACTCCGAGTTCATATTCAACTTTAAGGTTGAGAACATTAAGATCCTCCCCGGTGCTTATGATGTTACTATCTCTAAGAAACTGTTATCAGAGTTCAATAGCAAGGATCGCACTCTCAAGTATTACATTGCCTTGGAACCGGACTCCAAACTGGATTGATGTTTCTATGAGAGTAATAGGTAGTGGTCTTGTAATCATTGCTTATTTTATTATCCTCCACGTAAATATAACTATCGGTGTTACTGTCCAAATGATTGGAGACAGTATATCGATTCCTTACTTTATAAGGACAAAATCCTGGGATGTTGTTACTATGATAACATTTCTACTAGTAATCTCTCTATCACATTTATTATGAACATCTTTGTGACTGACCCTAGTCCATACAAGTCTGCTATGGTTCTCCCTGACAAGCACATTGTCAAGATGCCCCTAGAGACCTGTCAGATGCTTGCTATTGTATGCTCTGACAAATGGGGACATAACTTTGGTAATCTTCCCAGAGCAGATGGCACTCCCTATGCTACTGAGAAGGGTGCTTTTCGTAATCATCCCTGCACCAAGTGGGCGAATGAGTTTGTGACCAATTGGCAGTGGTTGCTTGCTCATGGACTTGCTATGTGTGAAGAGTACACTGCTCGCTATGGTAAGGTTCACACCTGCCAGAAGACCCTTCTAGCAGCAAAAGAGATACTTCCTACAGCAGACCCTCAAGGTCGCAGTGGAAAGGGCCCCAAACCATTTGTGTTTGCTGGACCTGATGAGTTCAAGTACGATACGAGCATTGATATCTACACGCGATACAAGCGTTATATTGCATCTAAACCTTGGGTATGCGATAATTATCTGAGACTACCAAACCGTAAACCTGATTGGATCTGATGAAACACATTCTCTTTACTTTGAAAGAGTGCTCACCTGGACTGCTAGATGATGAGTCACATATTAGAAATGTACTCATTATGGCAGCAGATCCGTCTGGGAGTACATTGTTGAGTCTCTCATCTCACAAGTTTGATCCTCAGGGTGTGACTGCTGTTGCTATGCTTGCGGAGAGTCGCATTAGTATTCATACTTGGCCAGAGAGGGGTATGGCAGTGTGTGACGTATTTACCTGTGGTGATAACGCTACACCAAAAAATAGTGTACAATATATGTTTGAGAGACTGGGTGCCAGAGATATTGTATCTCAAGAATTTGAAAGACATTTAAATTGATTATGCGCGAAGAATTTTTGTGGGTTGAGAAGTATCGCCCAAAGACTGTTGAAGAATGTATTCTTCCTGACAGCATTAAAGAGACATTCACTGCTATGTTAGGTAAAGGAGAGATCCCTAACCTCTTGCTTTGTGGAACCTCTGGCGTTGGTAAAACAACGATTGCCCGAGCACTTTGTGAAGAACTTGGGTGTGATTATATTATTATTAATGGATCTGATGAAGGACGATTTTTGGACACGGTACGGAATCAAGCAAAGAACTTTGCTTCGACCGTCTCTCTTTCTGCTGATGCGAAACACAAAGTCATCATTATTGACGAAGCTGACAACACAACCCACGATGTACAACTCCTCTTACGGGCGAATATTGAGGCATTTTATAACAACTGCCGCTTCATCTTTACCTGCAACTACAAAAACAAAATCATCGAACCTCTCCACTCCAGATGTGCGGTGGTCGAATTCGGAGTTAAATCCAAAGACAAACCAACAATTGCAGGACAGTTCTTCAAGCGTCTCAGGACTATTCTTGAGAAAGAGGGCGTTAAGTATGATCAAAAAGTCCTTATCGAACTTATCAACAAGCACTTCCCGGACTGGAGACGTGTTCTCAACGAATGCCAAAGATACTCCGTGGGTGGTGAAATTGATTCAGCGATTCTTGCGTCATTCTCGGACATTTCGGTAAGTGATCTTATCAAGAATCTCAAGGATAAAAACTATCCTGAAGTCCGAAAGTGGGTCGTTAATAATCTGGACAATGATCCTGGTGTACTATTGCGTCGTGTTTACGATGCTCTACCACCATCCGTTGACGGTCCTTCTCTTGCTGCTGCCGTGCTCATTATTGCTAAGTATCAATATCAGATCGCATTTGTCGCGGACCAAGAGATAAATATCCTTGCAGCAATGACTGAAATTATGGTGGAGTGTAATTTTAAATGACAAAGAGACTAATCTTACATCTTGGGGGTAATTCTCAAAGAGCAAACAAGGCAATTGAACTGGCAAACAAATATCCAGATTCATTAGTCCTCATTTCAAGTGAGGGTGGAAATGCAGTTCAATATTATACTGATATGGGCATCAGTTCTAAGAGAGTCTTTACTGATATGACTGCTTGGGATACGTTAACAAACTTTACTGCAACTTACAGGAGGATTAGAAAGACTTTTAAACCTGATGTGTTGTATGTGGTTACAGATGGTTTTCATATGAAGAGATCTATGAGAATTGCTGAGGCAGTTTACTTCCTCTCTGGTGTTAAAGTTGTTGCAGAAATATCAAGTCCTGTTGATCGTGCTGAGAAAGTGGAATATGTGACAGGAGATACTGCTCGTGCTTGGATTTGGAAATTGACTGGTATTCTTTTTTACTGGAAGCAGGTAAGAGAGAATAGAACTAAGTATAATATTGGTTATCCAAAGAGATGGAATGAAATCCCTATTACATATTGGCCTTTCTAATGAGGATTAGTAAGTCGGAGTTAATGCATCTCAGAATCCAAGCATTAATGCGAGAGAATGATTTTGGTGATGAAGTACAGTATCTTGGTTATAACCAAGACAAAGACGAATATATGTACCTGATTGCTGGAGAGCATGAAGTAGGTGCATCACAAATTGAAGGATTTGACAAAGTAGAGGATTAATTATGAACGTTAAAGTATTGCGAATGAACACAGGTGAAGAAGTTATCTACACCTTGATTAATGAAACTGAAGATTACATTGAGGTTGAGCATCCTCTGGTTGCTCTCCCTAATGCACAGGGTCAGGTAGGATTTGCCCCCTGGTCCACTCTTGCTAAAGAAGATTCTACTATCAAAGTAGATAAGCAGTATATTGTGTATTCGATTGATGCAAGAGAAGAGATCGTAGAGAATTACGAGAAGATCTTCTCACCAATTGCAAAACCTAGTAAGAAGTTGATTCTGTGACAAAAAAATATAAATATCTGATTGAGAATAGAGTGAAGACAACTCCACAGAATGTTGCAGAGGCAAACAAAGCACTCTTCCGTGCTACAATGAACCTGCCTACTGCAGCAAAGTCTTGCGGTATGACTCAAAAGGAAATGAAGTTGACCTTTTGGGAGTATTTGAAGTATAACAAACCTGATTATGAAGTCCCTGAGGACTTGACTAATATTATGGAGAAAGTAAACGGTGTCATTAAAGTCGTATAAAACTTGCCTCAGATATCCTGGAGGTAAAAGTAGAGCGGTCAATAAAATGGACCCCTATTTCCCTGACTTGCGGGACTACACAGAGTTTCGTGAACCATTTATTGGTGGAGGTAGTGTTGCTATCCACGTCACTAAAAAGTATCCACATCTAAAGGTATGGGTCAATGACTTGTACGAACCTCTGGTAAACTTTTGGCAGCAACTACAAGGGTCTGCTCCTACTATGGGAGAGAAACTCCTTGAGTTAAAGTCACGTCACTGTGAACCAGTATCTGCAAAAGTTTTATTCTTAAAATCAAAGGAGTACCTAAATGATGAATCTAATAATGACGTTCTATGGCGTGCTATCAGTTTTTATATTGTCAATAAGTGCTCTTTTAGTGGTCTCACCGAAGCATCCTCCTTCAGCAAACAAGCAAGTGACTCCAATTTCTCATTGCGAGGAATTGAAAAACTCCAAGGTTTCTCCAAATTAATTGCAAATTGGGAGATTACTAATCTCTCATACGAGGAACTTTTGGATGAGGGTTCTGAGCAAAATGCTTTTGTATATCTTGATCCTCCATATGATATCAAGGACAATCTGTATGGTAAGAAGGGATCAATGCATAAAGGATTTGACCACGACAAGTTTGCCAAGGACTGTGACGATTGTTCTCTACCTCAATTGATTAGTTACAACTCTGATCAACTGGTAAAAGATAGATTCAAGAAGTGGATCACTGGGGAGTTTGATCTGACTTATACTATGAGATCAGTTGGTGATTATATGAGAGAACAAAAAGCAAGAAAGGAACTATTACTTTTTAATTATGAAATGCCAAGTCAAATTGTATAAAGCAGGAACTACTTTTGTCGAAGAGGTAGTTGCTATTGATTATCAAGATGCACGTAAGGTTGCTCTCCATCGCAATCCTGGTGCTAAAATTGTGAGCGTTACAGCAGTATTTAAATAATGGAATTAAAAGATTGGTTGAACTCAATTAACTTTAACAAGAAGGATCTCACTCTAGATGATCCTGAATGTATTAAAAAGTATCCTGCATTCATTATTAATAAGTGCTTGTCGGGATCAATTGATACTGTAATGTATGCTAATGAGATGAATCTCCAACACCATCTTCAGAAAGATATGCAGTATTTATTCTTACTAAATACCGTAAGGAAACAGAAGAGATTCTCTCCCTGGATCCGTAAGGATAAAATTGATGACTTGGAATGTGTCAAGCGTTATTATGGTTATAGTAATGAAAAAGCATCTCAGGCGCTCAAGATCCTAAATAATGAACAGATTGAATTTATTAAATCTAAACTTGACGTTGGAGGTAAGAGATGAATTCGGAACCTGAAGTAAAATGGGTTCAGGAAAAGATGGTTGAAGTAAACCTTCATGAGCCTGATGACTTTTTAAAAGTAAGAGAAACTCTTACACGTATTGGTGTAGCATCCAGGAAAGAAAAGAAACTCTATCAATCCTGCCACATTTTGCATAAGCAAGGTAAGTATTATATCGTGCATTTTAAGGAGTTGTTTGCTCTTGATGGTAAGTACGCAAATCTTACTGTTAATGATGTTCAACGTAGGAATCGTATTACAAGACTTTTAATGGATTGGGGTCTTATCACTGTAGTTAGTGAGGATTCTATTCAAGATATTGCTCCTCTTAATCAAATTAAAGTCCTTGCATATAAGGAAAAGAGTGAATGGGTGTTGGAACAAAAATATAATATCGGAAAAAGAGTTAAAAACCCTGAAGATGTATAAATAAACTGTGCGTCTCCACCGTCGCACTTTATACGAAGGAATATAATTAGGGTTATCTCTACAAAGAAAGGGTGGTTCTCGCGCCATCCTTTTTTGCTTTCTATGCTACTATATAATAGTGGACGCCGAAAGGGTCTACACAACACACTCTCGCTTTTTAAGGAGAAGTCTAATGGCACTAGCAAGGTATAATGCTGCCAATCTTGATCAACTTTTTGACAGGATTAGTCGCAACACGATTGGAATGGATGAATATTTTGATCGTATTTTTAGTTTACACGAAACAACCTCCAAGTATCCTCCGTATAACCTAGTAGAGGTAAGTGCTGTAGAATCAAAACTTGAGATAGCACTTGCTGGTTTTAGAAACGCAGAGGTCAATGTCTACACACAAGACGGAAAACTATTTGTCGAAGGGCAAAAAGAAGATACGGAAACCGAGACGAGTTATACCCACAAGGGTCTGGCTCAACGGTCATTTACTAGAGCGTGGACGCTCAGTGACGATACAGAGATTCGATCAGTTGATTTTAATGATGGGTTACTAACTATCATACTTGGTAAAGTAGTTCCTGAAGCACACAAGCGGAAGGTGTGGTTTTAATAAATATAATTGAATATCGTTGCCGCCGCTATGGCGTTAGACGGAGGGGTTACTGGCACAATCCAGTAGACACCCCTCCGTTTTTATGCTATGATACTTTTGATGAAACTATAGCATATGAGTGTAAAACTTTTGATGATGAGATCGGGGGATAACGTTATCACCGATATCGAAGAGATGATAATTGGGGAGCAAGTTGTTGGGTATTTCCTTACAAAACCCTGTATTGTTCGTCTGCAAAATCCTGAGGGAACTACGCGAGATAAATCATCTGTAGGATTTAAAATTAAGATGTATCCTTGGATGCCTCTATCTAAAGATGAGCGTATCCCGGTTGCTCTTGATTGGGTTGTTAGTATTACAAATCCAGTTGATGAACTTCAAACAATGTTTAAAAAAGAGGTATTGAAAAATGATCAAGTTGATAGTGTTGATGGACCAGATTCTGGTGACGGAGATTGAGGAAGTCTCATCTGAACTGGGAGAACCAGATTGCAGAATGAAAAATCCTTTTACTGTCACAAAGGATGGTACTCTGATTCCTTGGTTAAATGACCTCACAAATCAGAAGGAGTTTATGATCCACTCCGACAAAATTTTGACAATTACTGATCCCAATACTAAACTACTTGACCGATATCAAAAGGTGACAGACGAGTGAGATTTTATACTAATGTCCAGATGGTCGGCAATCGATTCCTGGTCCGTGGTTATGAGAATGGTCAGAGTTTTATGTCGGAAGATGAAAACTTCCAACCGACTCTATTTGTAAAGTCTCACAAACCAACAAAGTATAAAACTCTGTCAGGAGAACCTGTCGATACAGTCAAACCTGGATATGTGCGTGACTGTCGTGACTTTTATAAAAAGTATGAGGATGTAGAAGAATTTGAGATCTACGGCAATGACCGATATGTCTGTCAATATATCTCTGATAAGTATCCTGAGGATGAGATCAAGTTTGATACTAAGAAGATCAAATTAGTTACTATTGATATTGAGGTGCAGTCCGAGATGGGATTCCCTGATCCCCAGTCTTGTGCCGAAGAGATGCTCCTGATTACTATTCAGGACTATGCTACCAAGGAGATTATTACCTGGGGACGCAAACCATATACTTCTAAGAAACCTAACGCCACATATATCCTCTGTAAGGACGAGCACACTCTGCTCACTACATTCCTTAGTTGGTGGTCTCAAAACACCCCTGAGGTCATCACAGGGTGGAACATTCAACTGTATGACATCCCATACATCGCAGGGCGCGTTAATCGCATCCTAGGTGAGAAGTGGATGAAGAAACTATCTCCTTGGGGTCTTGTGACTGAGAGAGAAATTTATGTTCAGGGTCGTAAGCAAACATCATTTGATGTTGGTGGATTGACTCAACTTGACTATCTTGATCTCTATAAAAAGTTTACCTATAAGGCACAGGAATCCTATCGACTGGATTACATTGCCAGTGTAGAACTTGGTCAGAAAAAACTTGACCACTCAGAGTTTGATACCTTCAAGGACTTTTATACTCACGGGTGGGAGAAGTTTGTAGACTACAACATCGTTGACGTAGAACTTGTTGACCGTATGGAAGACAAGATGAAACTTATTGAACTTGCTTTTACTATGGCATTTGATGCCAAGGTAAACTTTATCGATGTGTTCTATCAGGTAAGAATGTGGGATTGCATCATATATAACTACTTGAAGAAGAGAAACATCGTCATCCCTCCCAAGGATAGATCAGAGAAGAGTGAGAAGTATGCGGGGGCATACGTTAAAGAACCAAAACCTGGAGTCTATGACTGGGTGGTTTCATTTGACCTCAACTCTCTATATCCACACCTGATGATGCAATATAACATCTCACCAGAGACTCTAATAGAGGATCGTAATCCTCAGGCATCTGTGGAGAAGATCCTTAATCAAGAGGTAACCTTTGAGATGTATAATGACTACACAATCTGTCCCAACGGTGCTATGTACCGTAAGGATGTTCGTGGATTTTTGCCTGAACTGATGGAGAAGATGTATACTGATAGAGTGGTATTCAAAAAACGGATGCTTAAGGCAAAGCAAGAGTATGAAAAAACTCCTACTAAATCACTGGAGAAAGAAATTGCCCGATGTAACAATATCCAGATGGCAAAGAAGATTTCTCTTAATTCTGCTTATGGCGCTATTGGCAACCAATATTTCCGGTATTATAAACTCGCCAACGCAGAGGCAATTACTCTATCAGGGCAAGTATCTATCAGATGGATTGAGAATAAAATGAACCAGTACCTGAATAAGGTACTCAAAACTGAGGAGATTGATTATGTCGTTGCTTCTGATACCGATTCCATTTATCTTAATATGGGTCCTCTTGTTGACGTTATATACGCGGGAAGAGAGAAAACTACTGAAGGCGTTGTGTCGTTCCTTAATAAGATCTGTGAGATGGAACTTGAGAAGTATATTGAAGGTTGTTACCAAGAACTGGCGATCTATGTAAATGCATATGACCAAAAGATGCAAATGAAGCGTGAGAATATCGCTGATCGTGGTATCTGGACTGCGAAGAAGCGTTACATTCTCAACGTGTGGGATAGTGAAGGCGTTCGATATGAGGAATCTAAACTCAAGATTATGGGTATTGAGGCAGTCAAATCCTCAACACCAGCACCTTGTCGTCAAATGATCAAGGATGGTCTGAAGTTGATGATGAATGCAACTGAGAAAGATGTGATTGAATTTATTGAGAAGTGCCGCTCTGACTTTAAGAAGTTGGAACCGGAGGATATATCATTCCCCCGTACTGTCAGTAACGTAGATAAGTATCATTCGTATAATATGATATACACTAAGGGAACGCCTATTCACGCCAGAGGCGCATTGTTGTATAATCATTATATTAAGGAGATGAAACTTGATAACAAATACTCATCGATTCAAAACGGTGAGAAGATCAAGTTTTGCTACCTTAAGACACCAAACCCAATCAGGGAAAACGTTATCTCTTTTATCCAAGAGTTTCCTAGAGAGATGGGTTTGAAGCAATACGTTGACTATGACTTACAATTTGACAAAGGATTCTTTGATCCATTGAAAGTTATCTTGGACGCTATTGGGTGGAAAGCAGAACATCAAGTATCTTTGGAGGATTTTTTCTCATGAAAGACCAATACGTCATCGAAGACAGAGAGTCTAAAAAAGACAAGTGGAATCGTGGTCTAGATATTTTTATCGAGTCCGTTTATAAACCTGATGCCTCGCTAAGGTTATGTGCTCATAATCAAAAGTGTTATCACGAACTTATGGATGTTCGTAAAAACGTGTTAGAGTATCTTCAAACTTTACGTTGGAGTTAATGAATAGACACCATGTACAAGGTATGGTATTGTACACTTAAACCTCCCATAATCCTTGAAACTTATGTGGAGGTACAAACTTTATTGCGAATGATCCTCATTGTGAGTGGTCAAACTCCCTACTGGGAAAAAATTGTAAACAAAAATGATTGACATGGATTTTCTAAAGGACATTGTAAAAGAGATCGGAGATGAGTATACGAAACTGGCGTCAGAAATTGTTGAAGTCGAACAATTCGTTGATACAGGAAGTTATATCTTTAATGGGTTGTGTTCAGGCAGTATATTTGGGGGTGTGTCTTCTAATAAGATCACTGCCATTGCTGGAGAAAGCAGCACTGGAAAAACTTTCTTCTCTCTCGCCGTGGTTAAGAACTTTCTTGATACTAACCCCGATGCTTATGTTCTCTATTTTGACACTGAGAATAGCATTACTAGGACACTTTTAGATAGTCGCAAGATTGATACTACTAGATTTGTTGTAATTAATGTAGTAACTATTGAAGAGTTTAGACAGAAGGCTCTTAAGGCAGTCGATAAATATATGAAAATGCCTATAGAGGATCGCAAACCTTGTATGTTTGTGCTAGACTCTCTAGGAATGCTCTCTACTGAGAAAGAGATTAGAGATGCATTGGATGATAAGCAAGTTCGTGATATGACCAAATCTCAATTGGTTAAGGGTGCGTTCAGAATGTTAACACTCAAATTAGGTCAAGCAAATGTCCCGCTCATCGTCACAAACCATACATATGATGTCATCGGATCATACGTTCCCACCAAAGAAATGGGCGGAGGCAGCGGCCTCAAATATGCAGCGTCTACGATCATTTATCTCAGCAAAAAGAAAGAAAAGGATGGAACAGAAGTCATTGGCAATCTTATTAAAGCTAAGACAGCAAAGTCGCGTTTAAGTAAGGAGAATAAGGATGTCACTATTCGTTTATTTTACGATAGTCGTGGTCTTGATAGGTATTATGGTCTTCTTGAACTCGGTGAGATTGGCGGACTTTGGAAGAACGTTGCCGGACGTTATGAAATAGACGGCAAGAAGGTATATGCTAAAGCGATCTACAAAGATCCAGAATCTTATTTTACTCAAGATGTAATGGAGAAACTTGACCAAATTGCTATGAAGGAGTTTTCATATGGAGAGAGTTGAATTATTAATACTCAACAATCTACTCAACAACGAAACTTATATTAGAAAGACAATTCCTTTCATTAAAGAAGAATACTTTAAAGAACAACGGGAAAAGATTATCTTTCAGGAGATTTTTTCCTTTATGGAAAAATACTCTAAACCAATTACTCCTGAGGCATTAATTATTGAGGTGGAGAATCGTGATGACATCACTCAAGATGTTTACACAGATATCCTCCAGTGCGTCAACTCTTTCGAGGAGACTGATACTAATCCAGATTGGTTGATCGATACTACTGAGAAGTGGTGTCGTGATAGTGCTATCTACCTTGCTCTTATGGATGCCATTCAGATTGCTGATGGTAAGGACAAGGATCGTGGTAGGGATGCTATCCCATCAATCCTCTCAGATGCTCTCTCAGTGAGTTTTAGCAGTCGTGTGGGTCACGACTACCTGGAGGATTATGATGACCGATATGAGTATTATCATAGGAAAGAATCTAAGATTCCATTCGACTTGGAATACTTCAATAAGATTACTAAAGGTGGTCTACCAAATAAGACTCTGAATATTGCACTTGCTGGCACTGGTGTCGGTAAGTCTCTGTTTATGTGTCATATGGCAGCAGCATCTCTGACGCAGGGTAAGAATGTTCTCTACATCACTTGTGAGATGGCAGAGGAAAAGATTGCTGAGCGTATTGATGCTAACCTTTTGAATGTTAATATTCAGTATATCACTGATTTACCTAAGTCGATGTTTGAATCAAAGGTAAATAGTATTGCTAAGAAGACTCAAGGATCTTTGATCATTAAAGAGTATCCAACAGCATCCGCACACGTTGGGCACTTCCGTGCTTTACTTAATGAACTTGTTATTAAGAAATCATTTCGACCTGATATTGTTTTCATTGATTACCTTAATATATGCGCTTCCTCCCGCTATCGCGCATCCGGTTCTGTCAATTCATATTCGTATATTAAGGCTATTGCAGAGGAGCTTAGAGGGTTGGCTGTCGAAGCCGAGGTCCCTATCGTATCTGCCACCCAGACCACTCGTTCTGGTTATGGTAGCTCTGACGTTGACATTACTGACACTAGTGAGTCCTTTGGTCTCCCTGCTACTGCTGATCTTATGTTTGCCCTTATCTCTACCGAGGAGTTGGAACAACTTGGACAGTTGATGGTTAAACAGTTGAAGAATAGATATAACGATCCCACTATCAATAAGAGATTTATTGTCGGCATTGATCGTGCCAAGATGAGATTATATGATTGTGAGCAGACCGCACAGGATGATATGATTGACAATATGGGCACTCCTTCGTATAATAATGACGAGGAACAATCCAACTTGAAGAACAAGTTTGCTGCCATTAATTTCTAATGTATTTTGTATTTAATCCCCGTGGTCAAAAAATTGCTGATTGCGGTGCTCATCGAGATGCTGTAAATCTTGTTAATATGAGAAACTGTAGATGGGAGGGACATTATTATTAATTCAAATACTCTACCAAATGCTTTTTTAATTGCTCCATTCTCAACTCTTACTGCTGCAAAGAAAGCAATTTTAGAAACTCCACCATCATCCACCAACTTACCGATTACCAATTATGAGAAAGGCACAACTGACCATTACAGATCCACAAGATCAAATCACATCAAAACTACATCTCCTCAAAAAAGAACACCAAATCAACATCTCCAGTTTTTGCAGAGATTACGTAGGTCAAGGAATAGAAAAATACTTAAAGAAAATATCTTACCAAAAAACAACAAATACGCCCTGCCAATCAAATGAAACTAACAATCCATCTTATCCCGGATTTAAAATGACCAAAAAAGTAAACACTGACGCATATCTTGAGTTTGTAAATGCAGTTACATCTGCACCTAGTAAAGATGCTGATGCCTTTGAGTATCGTATCCAAGAACTGAGGGGAGAAGGATTTGAAACTTGGAGACTCTTGACTGCTGCTGTAGGTATGTCCGCAGAGGCAGGTGAGTTTACTGAGGTTGTTAAAAAGATTATCTTCCAAGGCAAACCTGCCAATGAAGAAAACCTGTTCCACCTCAAGCGTGAACTCGGTGACATTATGTGGTATGTTGCTCAAGCCTGTATGGGTCTCAACATCTCACTTGATGAAATCATTGAGATGAATGTAGATAAACTCAAGTCCCGTTATCCTGGTGGTGAGTTTGATGTTCACTACTCAGAAAACCGTAAAGACGGTGACGTGTGATCTAAATAGTAAAACCAGATCCAGTTAAAGAATAAGAGGAATCCTAATGAGTTGTAATGTTGACATTGATTTGAAAGTAAATATTCATACTGCTGCTATTGTGAGACAGGCACTGTTTCTGTATACAAAGCAAGACAGTTATGAGTTCCCAGGTGAGAGGACCGTTGCTATCCGCAGTGTGATCCAACAACTTGACGAACAGATTGAATCTAATTTACCGGAGGATCACACCCATGAATAAAGATCCACTGTCACCCGAAGAGGTACAAGCAGCGTCGGATAGATTCTTTCCTCTGTTTGATATCATCTTTCGCAATATGCCCGAGGGATCTAAGACAGAGGATTGTCTTAAAGTTATGGAATCCGTCTGCTCTCTTGCTCACAAGATGAGATTGGAAGAGGGTGTCGCACCATTTGGTTTTAATAAAAAACCAGTTGACAAAAAGTGAGATGACTACTGTAATCAATCATGTAGCAGCATTTTGGACTGTTGTTGTAATGAACTGCGTTCAACCAGTCAATTGGCAATACTGTTACAGGGTTGATCAGTGGTTAGTTCCAGAACTTCATGAGGGATGGAAACTGTATACTGGAGAAACAGTCCCTTATCAAAAGGAAAGGGACTTTCTTGAGGGGTTATAGCTCAGTTGGTAGATCGCCTGCTTTGCAAGCAGGATGTCAGGAGTTCGAGTCTCCTTAACTCCATAAATAAAGGTAAACGTCGGTGGAGCGTATTCCTATGGCAATTACTATTCCCCCATCTGCAGTAAAGACTTTTGAGAAAGTCATGGGTGCATTAGGTGGAGAAGATTATTCTTACTATCTTTTCGATGTTAAGAACCCCAATGAAAATCCCAGAGCAAAAAAAGTTCTTGAGATGGTGGTCTATGTGCCACAAGCAAAGAGAGTAACGGCAGCTGCTAATATTCAAACATCTCTTGATGGAGATGGAGTTAAAGTTAAAATATTAGAAAAAGAAACTGAGTTAGATGTATACTTAATAGGCGATGTAAAAAAATACATTAGAATTCTTGTAAAACCAAACGGATCAAAAGGATCTGGTGGTGGGTCTGCAGCAACAGCAATACAAGAATCGGCGCAGTGTGTATACGCTGCTATGAGATATTATTGTGGTGAGAAGGAAATCTATACCATAGAAGATCTTCAGTGTGGAATGAAATATGCTGATGTGGGTGGTACAAAACTAGAAGAAATTATGGGTATTCCAAAAGAATGGAAAGAAGGATCTGTGAAAGGGGCAAATGAAATATTTGAAAAGGTTGGTGGATCTGGATATAAATTTTTGAGAGGAGATAGGGATCTTGATGATGGAGCAATTAAAAAAGCATTTGGTAGAGTAAAGGGACAAACTAATCTCTCTTCAGAGGATAAGTGGAATCCTGCCGATATATGGATGGTGAAGGAATCTGAGATTGCAGAGATTAAGAAGCATTTGGATGGAGAGAATACTATTGATTGTTTAAACAATGCACTCCTTCAATTGTTTAATGAGGAAAAATTGATTGGTATTTCTCTCAAAAAGATTGAGGGTACGCCAAAGATGGATCCTAAAAATAATCAATCCGTTGCAGTTAGAAAGGCAAACGAAAAGGCAAAGTATGAAAAGTATGATCTCACCTTTACTTCCTCTATGGATGTTTATCTCTATTATGGACCTGGACAGTTTGATAAATTTCAAGCAAGAAATTTTGGTGGGTCTTCTAAAGGAGATTGGAAGTTAGAACTGAAAGGAAAATCTGCTGCTCAAGGAAAAGTTCAAGGTGCAGTTGTTGTTGAACTTTTAAAAAATGCAGGATTTACAAACATAAATCAATTTAATATTCCTACCTGGGCAGAGTCTGATCCAAATGCAAGTAAATCAAAAGATATCACAATTGAGATCTATGATTTGTTGAAAGAATATAATGCAAAAGGACTTGACCAAACGAAGAAACAAGAAATAAATATGAAGGTAGAAATTGATACTCAGGATAAGTCTTGGAGATATAGTAAACTTGCTGGGTTAAGATTTTTAGATTGGTTGAACACGTCCTGTAAAGATAAAGATATGGCAATGAAGGAACTTTATCTTTATGCGTCATCTCAGTCAGATAAATCTTCCGTATACTACAAGTTACAATAACTAAACTGTCCACTCCACCCCTCTCTGCCCTATAATAAGATCATGGCAAAAAACACACACCTAGAACACCTTGAAGATGACATCCTCAACAATGGGACTCAGGGAGGATTCAACGCAATCAACTTCCTTAGAGAACTTGGTAGTATGCTTACGGAACCAACGTCACCAATACGTGTGACTACTAAGTGGGATGGTGCTCCTGCTATTGTTTGTGGAATTGATCCTAGGTGGGATGCTTTTTTTGTAGGAACAAAGTCTGTATTTGCAAAGACTAATCCTAAAAAGATGTATACTTCTGAGCAGATTGATGAGAACTACTCTGGTCAGTTGGCAGCAAAACTCAAGGCAGCACTAAAATACTTCCCCAAACTTGGTATTACTGGTGTGGTTCAGGGTGACCTCCTGTTTACTGATGATAAAAAGAGGGCAACAATTGGTGGTGAGAGGATGATTACCTTCCAACCAAACACCATTGTGTATGC